GAGATCTTCGCACCGCACCGCACCGCCGGTCACTCGCTCGATGGTGGGGCAGTAATCGGCCGGCACTTTGCCCCGATGCAGCCACATTGATACATGCGACTGCCGGATGCCGCCGATGAGATCGGCCAGCTTTTGCTGTGTGCCGCAAACTTTGATTGCGCGTTGGAGAGGGTTCATGCCGCATTTTTAGCACCGACTGCGCGCCTTGTCAACACCCGACCTATATTAAATAACTGTTGACAGCGGGATAACGTTCGTGTTTAATGCTCCCACTAACCGAACGCGAGCGAACAATGAGCCCCCAAGCCCGCCGTGCCGAACATGTCGCGTCAGACATTGCCTGGACGCTTTGCGCCGCCAATGAAATTCGGCTGCGCCTGATGCTGGCCCGAAAAACTGCCATTGCCAAACAACGTACCAATGTTAAGCCGGAGAAAAAATGACTGTCTCCCCGATGCTCCAGCGCAACGATGACTCGATCCAAGTGAGCGCGACTGAACTCTCGATTACTGCCACCCCGTGGGAAGACTGGCCCGGGTCCGGGAAAAACTCGGTGTTTTTTTCGGTCCGCCTGCAAGCGGCGAACGCTTCAATTGCTGGTGTGCTGACGAAAACCGAAGCGGTATCGATTGCCAAGGCGCTGATGGAAGCGGCGGAGTGACAACGAAAAGCAAAGCCGCCCCGAAGGGGTCTCGGCTTGTGCGGCATTTAGGCATTAACCGATAGGAGCGACGATGGAAAAGCGATACGAATGGCGGGAGCTGAGCGAGGACGGGCTGCTGCGCAAGTCGCCTGAATGCGGGCCACGGTATGACCGAGAAACCATCAATGGTTACTGCGGTTTCAGCACGGAAGAAGAAGCGCTTGCTGCATACGCTGCGTTCAAGAAGGCGCACAAGTACGGCGTACCCAACGAGCTTGTATTGGTGGCGCTATACAAGGCGCCAGATGTTGATGCCTGACATGAAGCTGACCGACCACGGCGACCTTGACCCGGCAGTCGAAAAGCGACTAAAGATAGACGACGCCGTCCGCGCGAAGTACAGATCGGACGAACTGGCGTGGCAGACGACTCTCGTACTCGACGCACTACGAGCACAGCGCCCGTCTACGGCGCTGCAAGTCGCCGACTACTTCTGCAACGCTGACCAGGACCGGCTGGTCTGCCTTATCGCAGGCGCATACCGGCACGGAGACTGGGAACCTGTGCTTGACGAGCTGTGCGAGCTGTTCGACGCGGCCGTCGCAAACGTGGCAGAGGAAAACCTGCCGACAGAACTCAAGGAGACTAGCGAATGAGCTACCGCACCGACACTCATAGGCCGACCGAAACCAGCGCGACGACTGAGGAGGTCGCAAGCCTCACCGATGTTGCACTCGCCTGCGCCTCGGTTGCCCTGTTCCTGGCCGGCGTTGCCGCTTTGTTGTACGTGCTCCACGTGCTTTGGGGGATGGCGTGATGAAGAAACAGATACACCCCTGGGGGCCGAAAGTGGGCCGATATAAACCATCGTTTGCTACGAACATCCGGCAAACGTTTCGGAGGGCAAGGCAAGCCATGAAACAAGCCAAGGACAAGCAATGATGAAGGCGCTATGCAGTGCGCTGGTGAAAGCCCAGGCAGAAATCGGCGTTGCAATCAAGGACGCTACAAACCCGCACTTCCGGTCGAAATACGCCGACCTTGCATCGGTTGTTGCCGCGATCAAACCCGCAGCGGCCAAGCATGGGATCGGGTATGTGCAGACGTTCCGCGAGTCTCAAAACGGGGTGACGGTCGAGACGATCATCGTGCATGAGTCCGGCGAAACAATGCTCACTGGCCCCCTGTTTGTCCCGGCATCAAAACAGGATGCCCAGGGGTACGGCTCGGCAATCACCTACGCAAGGCGGTACAGCCTGCAAACGGCCTTTGGTGTGCCGAGTGACGACGACGACGGCAATGCTGCCGCGGCGAGTGCGCCGAAACACTCACCGATGCCAGCGGCCCTAGACGCGGACCCCGTGAAGGTGTCTAAGGTTGTATCGGCAGTGTGCGACCTGTACGAGGTTTCCCTCCGCGGGGATGACGTGTCCTATGCGCTGAAAGAGACGCTTGCCGGTTTAGAGCAGGAAGAAAAGCTCGCAGTGTGGGCGGCGCTTAAATCTCAGTCAAAAATCCGGGCGTGGATCAAAGAGCAAGAGAAGGCACCATGATTACCGACGAAGCCCTCGAAAAAGCCCTTGACTGGCTCCGCGACAACGCCACCAAAGCAGCGCAAGCAAGGGCCGAACGCGAGTACATGGGCGAGTGGATCGGAGCGTGTAGGGCAAAGATCGCGGCAACGCTTATTGAGGGCGGGGAGAGTGCTGCGGCAGCCGATGTAAAGGCCAAGGCACACCCGGACTACAGGACCGCCCTGCAGGGCTACAGGCAGGCAGTCGAGGCGGACGAGTTGATGAGGTGGCATCGGACTAGAGCCGATGCTTTGATTGAGGTATGGCGGAGCCAGCAGGCCAATGCCAGAGCAATGGAGCGAGTGCGATGAAGCCACAAAAAGACATGAGCGGCATTTTGTCCAAGAATGACAAGAAAGAGAAAGACTCGCACCCCGATTACAAAGGGTCGATTACGGTAGACGGCGAGGAATACTGGCTGAGCGCGTGGATTAAGAAGGGCGAGCGAGGAGCGTTTATGTCGCTCGCCGTGAAGCCCAAGGAAGCGCGGCCGCAAGTCAAAACGCCTCCGGCAACCAACATGGCCGACATGGCCGACGATATACCGTTCTAGGGGGCAGACATGAACGAGACCCTATACCGAAAAGTGGGCCGGCGCTATGTGCCGGTGCTGAACTCGCGCACGTACGAAAGAGACACTATGCCCGTGAATACGTGGCGGATGGTCTATGCGTACTCGGATGGCGGAAGAAGGTATCAGTACGACGTAAAGCCCGACAACGCGAGTTTTAAGGCGGCGGCCATGCTGGCGAAACAAGCGATGGTCGATGCGATTCTCAAGGCGTCAAGGGCCACGCTCGATATTGATAACGGGCGGCCGTTCCGGGACACGGCAAAACAAAAACGGATTATCAAGCGGTTCCGCGCCGAGATGGCAGCCGCTGGCGGCATGTTGCCGGTGTGGTGGGTGCATACCAGCGCGGAAGATGTTGCTAATGCTGCCATCAAGGCCGTGGAGGAGTGGCGCAATGAGTAGCCGGACCGGCGAAGAAGACGCGGAGCTTTCTGCGGCCCTTGGCTGGCCGGGCGGTATCTCCGAACCGCTCTTAGATCGGGTCGCACTGTTGCGCTTGGTCGCCTCTGCCACCGTAGAGCTGGCGTCAATGCGACGGTGTTTTGAGGCAGCCGACCGCGAGCGGAGCGAGTTGAGGGAGCGCGCCGCCGAGATGCGAACCGCGCTCAGGATTGCCCGCGAAGGCTACACAAGCGAGGCCGCCACCGGCCAGCCCGTGCTGCCGCAGTGGCGAGAGCGGACGGTGGCGCTGATTGACGCAGGATTGAAGGCCTAACGCCAGGTTAACCGCGCCCGACACGGCGCAGAGGAGCGACGATGAATGAGACGACGCAGCCCGCCGTGGCGGGTCCGGTTAACGTGGAGTTAGGCGTCTTGGCGCCGGAGCAAGAAAAATGAAGACGGAACAACAGATCGTTGACGACTGCAACGCACTGGCAAGGCAGTTCTACGCGATGCAGGGTTGCGAAGTGCCGGATGGCTTCAGGTTCTACGAAGCGCATCACCCGATGGAAGTCGGCTGTTGGAACATGGCAGTGCTGGCCTATGACCACATTGAAGGCACTGATGTGGACGACTGCTTGTCGCAGTTGGATGACGCCTAACGTTTTGGTAACCGGCGCCCGCGCCGAGTAGCCGAAGCGAACCCATGCCGGAGGGCGTCCGGTTGACCTGATGTTAGGCCTGTGGCCGGAGCGAGGACGATGATTAACTGGACCATCCAGGAAGACGCACTGTTGGAAGTGGTATGTGCGCTGCGAGCAGAGCTGGCGTCCATGCGTCAGTGCTTTGAAGCGGCCGACCGTGAGCGGAGCGGGCTGCGGGATCGCGCCGAACGCGCGGAGGCAGAGCGCGATGCGCTGCGGGCGGCGCTGGAGAAGGATGACTCGGTGACGGCTCCTCCGATCTGGGAAACACTCGCCGAAATCGGAGAATCAGCTCCGGCCGGGACTTGGGATGCCTTACCCACCGAAATTGTAGAAAGAGCATCAATGACACTGCCCTACGATACAGCCCGATGCCCGGGCACGGACCATGCAATCTGCCAGCTATGCCGTAGACGGGAACCCGGGCACCATCAATGGCAGGTCACGATTGCGCCGCCGATAGACAGGGCAACGGGCGAGTGCAGCAGTTTCATTGCGCCGATTAAAGGATTGCCATGAAAAACAGAGTAAGAGTGGCCTGGGTTTTGATCGACCTCAGCAACAGCAACCCACTATCACACAATTATCTTTGGTGGTTTGAGACGCGAGAACTGGCGCGGGAGCACCGGAGGAAACAGCACGCGATAAAGTCTGCGGCCAGGCTTAGCCAGCCGCAGAAATGGATACGCATTGATTAACGACGAGTTATGCAGCACCGCTGCAAAAAGAAGGCGAGGGAAATGAAATGACCATGCCACACCGCATCTACGGCTGGCTCGACTCGCAACTGGGCATTGCCCGCCACTACGGAGGCTGCGAGCTTAACGGCAAGCGCTACGTGATCCGCTACGATCTAGAAGGCCAGCCGCTCGAAGAAGCAGAAATGAAGGCCGCCAAGAAAAAACGAACCAGTCCCGCACCGACGGCGACAGACGATCTTCTGCGGGACATTTTAGGGGAGCTGGAATGACTGATTTAAGAACCGCCGCCCAATGGACGCGGGAGCTGGCGCTGCTGGAGAAGGCTTTCGCTGCCGAGATAGACGCAGCGGTTAGCAAAGGCGGCATTCACTTGATGCAGACCGAGCAAACGGAGCTGGCCGACAAGATGGTTGCAGATGGGCTGCTGCTTAAGGCAGAAATCACGCTGCCAGGCGGCCCGTTCCCGGTGCGCGTGGAAGGCTACGAGCTGACGCACGCGGGCCGCTTGGCCTACTGCCGCGAGTGTGCATGACGCCTAACTAGCGTTTGGCGGCTGGTGGATTGACGAACGAAACGAGGAACGCGATGACGACGATTTACAAGTGGACGTTGACACCTGACAGCACCGACCTGCACATGCCGGCCGGCGCCAAGGTGCTGACCGTGCAAATGCAGGGCGACCAGCCGCAACTGTGGGCGCTGGTGGACCCGACGCAGCCGAAGGAATGGCGTACTTTTGAGATTTACGGCACCGGCCACCCGATGCCACAGAACCCCGGAGAGTACGTTGCGACGTTCCAGATGGATGGCGGCGCGCTGGTGTGGCATGTGTTCGAGGCCACGAACGCGGCATGACGTCCAACGACAAGATCATCGGCGCCGGTTAGGCATTACAACGAAGGAACAAGAGAGATCGTGAAATGAAGAAGATCAAACCAGGGTGTTTTGACTGCGCCAATGCGGTCTGCGATGAGTGCGACCCCTGCGATGAGTGCGACCCGGATCAAGATGCGCGCGGCGAGCTGTGGGTGCTGCTGCAATTGCGCGTTGCGCTGGGCGACCCGACCGGGGAGCTGATGCAAGATGAGCTTGTAGAGCGTGCGCGCGACGCATGGGCAGACGCGCAGCTTTATCGCATGCAGCGCACCGCGGAGAAAAAGAAATAGCGATGATGGTGCTACGACGAGTTAAAGACGCGCTGCATGTTTATGCGGCGTGCTGCGGCTTTGGCATTGACCGGGCGCACAGTGTCTGGATTGCGATCAAGTACGCATTCACCGGCCAGATCGGCAAGCAACGCATTAACTGGCGGCGGCATACCTGACGCCTAACGGAGAGCAACAATGACATTCGACGACTGGTGCGCCACTGACGGGGCCTATCTCAACGACAACGACCTTGCGGCCAGGGCGGCAAGGTTGATGGCGCGGCGCGCATGGGATGCTGCCGTGGCCGCAGATGCCGCGTGGCTTGCAGTGCAGCGCAACGAAACACCAGCGACAGGCGCAGAATTTGCCGCTGCATTGCTGGCGTATAGGGCCTCCTAAAAGGAAATTCGGATGAAGCTCAGTGAGTTGATTGAACGGGCACAAAATGCAATTGAGACGTACGGCGACCTAGATGTTTGCGTCCCATGCCCGGACGAGGGGATCGATGACGAGCTATGCGACGCCAACCTTGTCAAAGTGCGGTCAAGGGGCAGTCCGTACATTGATCAAAAGCGATGGGACGCAAAAGACCGCGAATTGGTGCGATGGGACGCAAAAGACCGCGAATTGGTATTCGTGGTGGCCGCATAACGATAAGTTAGGCGTCTTGGTTGAGAAAAGAGAGGAACGACGATGGAAGACAAATTGATTGCAGCCGGCGTGAAGAACCTGCACGCCTACGGCTACCCGCACTGCGACAAAGCCAACATCCTGACGGACCAGATTTACCGCGCTTTCTTTGCTTCGATGTTGAAGGACAACAAGGGCAAAGCTGGCGCCGCAGTAGACAAGGCGATAGATTCGCTGCTGGCAAAGTGCGAAGACGCCTAACTAGCGTTCTCCCGCACGCGGCCACGCTTTAATCAGCGCGTTCACTTCTGCGGCAAACTCGTCTCGCTCGACGGCGGATTGTCGAGCAGCGATTGCAATCTCACCAGCAACGGCTCCAAGATCGGCAGCATAGGCTGAGAGTGCTGCGGCCCGAGCGTGACAGGCGGCGACGGAATCCTCGCCGGGGCTACCGGCGGCGTAGGCGGTGAGCTGGTCGCGCAGCCGACTAGAGTCGAGACTAAGAGCGCGCAGGCGGGAAGCCTGCTGGGTGATCGTTGTGCGTGCATTAGATAACTCCGAGGCCTGTTGATCGACGGTTGATTGCCAGCGCGCCTCAATCTCGCGCTGGCGGGTTTGCTCAAGGGCGATTGCCCGCTCAGTTGCAGCGGCCGCCTGGGCGGCTTTGAGGCGCCACCCGTCGGCTTCGTGGCTGCGACCGAGCCAGTACGTGCCAGCGAGCAACGCGACGACGGCGACGGCACCGGCTACCGCGAGGGCGGTTCGGAGGCTTGCGAGCGGTACGGGTAGGCCGGGGATCATTGACGGACTCCTTTATGGGCGCCGGTTGTTGCGTTTTTGACACTCCGGCATTTTGTTGTCGATACCCCTTGACAATGCGCACCCGGTGCGTATGATGCTGGTCATGGATGCAACGCATCCGCCGCTCCCCTGGATCAGGGGCTGGAGAAAAAAATGCAAATCTCTATTGGCACGGCAGCACATTTAGCTCTTAATGGCCAGCGGTGCGATCCTCTTACCGAGGCCATGAAAAGTGCCATCGGGTCCGAGCGGATGCGTGACCCGGCCTATTCTCCGACGCAGGCGGATATTGATGCAATTGGCGCGACCCTCGACGTTGCGTGGCGCGAGATGAACGAAGAAGACCCGAGGCAGATTGGCACAGTTCAATGGCACGGGGGCGTTTTTACGTTGCAGGACTTCCACGATCGTCAGAATCAGTTTCTTGCGGCGCGTGAGGCCATCAAAGAAGTGGCGCACCTAGTCGGGTTGTATCGGCCGGCATCTCATCAGGTCGAGTGGCCCGCATGAAGGCTACGTTAGCGCTGGAGTACATCGGGGAATCACAAGACGCGCTCTTAAAAATGTATTCCATGATTATCGATCAGGTCAAGCCTGGGCTTGGCCGGCGCGTAGTCGGGAACGCTCGTCCGCGCAAACCGTGGGTCGCGCGCATTGTCGGGCGCGACCGAAAATACGGCTGGACTCGCGAGTTTCTGCAAGCCAACTGGCAGCGCAAGCGCGCCAATTCAACTCACTCACGAGGAGTCGAGCTTTGGTTTGTTTTGGATTCGGGCAATGTCTACGAAGTCAAGTCGCCGACGAGCTGGCGATCGTCCGACCGCTATTTCTGCATCGTCAACGGTGAAGGTGAGATTCAGCGCATCGCAGAGTCGGTGATCGAACAATGGCTAAAAAACCACTAGGCATTGACGTTTTGACGGCGGCCCGGCAGCGAATCGCAGCCGTGTTTGACGACTTCCCGCGCATTTACGTTTCTTTCAGCGGCGGCAAAGATAGCGGCGTGATGCTTGAGCTTGTGATGCAAGAGGCAGTGAAGCGCAACCGCCGGATCGGCTTGCTATTTGTCGATCTGGAAGCGCAGTACCGTCTCACCATCGACTACGTCACGCAGACCTTTGAGCGCTACGCCGAGCACATCGAGCCGTATTGGGTTGCGCTGCCAATTCACCTGCGTAACGCAGTCAGCCAGTTCGAGCCGCAGTGGGTTTGTTGGCAGCCAGGACGCGAGGCTGATTGGGTGCGGCAACCCCACGCTAGATCAATCACCCACGAGGGTTACTTTCCTTTTTTCCGGCGGGCGATGGAGTTCGAGGAATTTGTGCCTGCGTTTGGGCAATGGTACGCACAGGGCAAGCTGTGCGCGTGCTTCGTCGGCATTCGCAGTGACGAGTCGCTGAACCGCTACCGCACGATCGCCGGCCGCAAAAGCACGTTTGATGGCCGGCAATGGATGACTTGGTGTGGCGACCACCTATACAACGCCTACCCGATCTACGACTGGCGCACGGAAGACATCTGGACTTACAACGGCCGCTTTGGCGCCCCTTACAACAAACTGTACGACCGCATGCACCAAGCCGGTCTAACGATTCACCAAGCGCGCATCTGCCAACCTTATGGCGACGATCAACGGAAAGGGCTTTGGCTCTATCACGTAATAGAACCTGAGACATGGGGCCGGGTTGTTGCGCGAGTCAATGGCGCCAATCAAGGCGCCCTCTACGTGCAGGAGTCGGGCAGTGTGCTCGGCTATCGCAACATCAGCAAGCCCGGCCATTTGAGCTGGCGGCAGTTTGCCGAGTCAATTCTCGCCAGCATGCCGCCATCAACAGCCGAACACTACAAAGACAAGATCGCCGTGTTTTTGATGTGGTATCAAAAACGCGGCTACCCGCATGGAATTCCCGATGCCGGCCCCGTCGCCGACAAGGGGCAGCCATCGTGGACTCGCATATGCAAGGCGCTGCTTAGAAATGACTATTGGTGCAAGGGGCTGTCGTTCAGTCAGCACAAAACGGAAGCGTTTTCAAAGTATCAGCAACTCATGAAGCGACGGAGAAGCCAATGGAACTTGATCTAACTGCTGCCGGCTTAGTTGAAGAGGCGCGCGCGTTGTTTGCGCGCTTCGCCGATTTAGACAATGACAACCGCATTGACGCGATCAACGCCATCAGGCTTGCCCTGCGCGAGCACTCGCCGATGAAACGCGAGCCGGTGGACTGCGTGCTTTGGGTTCGCGCGGAACAATTGCATGCCAATGACTACAACCCGAACAGCGTGGCGCCACCCGAAATGCGGCTGCTGCAACTGTCCATTATGGCGGACGGATACACACAGCCGATTGTGGCGTGGCCGGATGCGGAAGGCAGTTACGAAGTCGTTGACGGCTTTCACCGCAACCGAGTTGGCCGCGAAGTCGGCGCCGTTCGCAAACGGGTACACGGCCGCCTGCCGATTGCGGTAATCAACACAGAGCGCACCGGCAAAGAAGATCGAGTCGCGGCGACTATTCGGCACAACCGGGCGCGGGGCAAACATCAGGTTGACGCTATGGCCGATATCGTCATTGATCTGGCGCGGCGCAACTGGAGCGACGAAAAGATTGCCACCGAACTCGGCATGGAGCCAGACGAAGTACTCCGACTAAAACAGATCACAGGGCTGGCCGAGCTTTTCTCCGAGCGCGAGTTTTCGCAGGCATGGGGGGCAAGCCATGGTTAGTGACAAAGTCGTAGCTGGCCCGACCGACATCCGCGCCGCCCGCAAAGCGGCCGGACTGTCGCAAACCGCCGCGGGCGCTCTCTGCCACCGCTCCCTGCGAGCATGGCAAGCCGTCGAGGCAGGGGATAGGACGCTCGACCTGGCCGCGTGGGAGCTTTTTTTGCTCCGGACGGGGCAACACCCTAGCCACAAGCTGTGCGCGCGTCCTGGGGCATCCAGCGCGTCACGCAACGCGCGTCCCGCTGCCGTCAATCACCAGTTTTTGCCCCCGCCCGCGCGGGTCAAAGCTAACGTGTACCCACCCGCCTCGGGCGCTGCCCGCAAACTCGCGGATGATCTGGTCTGCCCCCATGTCTAGGGCCAGCGGCGCGAGCAAGTCGAAAAGCTGCTCGGTCGATCCATAACTCGGGGCCACGAAGTCCACGGCAAACCCCTGCACGTGGGCGCTGTTGTCTCGGCTGCGCAAAGCGCGGTTGAGGTCTAAGCAGCGATACCAGCTTGTGACATGTACCGGCCGGCCGACAAACTTGCGCAGCCTGTCCATTTTCGCGGCCGTCGTTCGGATGTTCACGCGCACCGAAAGCGGCGGGGTGTTGTCGATGCCGAGGCGGATGGCGGTTTCGCTGTGCGTTGCTTCCGACCAGGTGAAGTGCTCACTGAGCGGGTCGATCATGTCGCTCATTGCGTGCTCTCGGTGCCGCGCTGCTTGCGCCAGGTCTCGATCCCGCCCACCGCCGCGAGCGTGGCAGTCCCTGCCGTGAGTTGCTCCCAGGGCACGATGGGCGGCGCGGGCCACTGGACCCCGGTGGCGAGCGTGAGCAACGTCGTCAACCAATACACGATGGGCCACGCCACAAGCTGATAGCTATAGGCAGCGAGGATGGTCAGCGCGATGCCGCGCTTCCAGTTTTCGACGGTGAGGAAGCGCATGCTATCGCTGCATCCGCTGGGCTTCGATGCGCTCGACGCGGGTCGACAGCGCGTTGTGCTGCTGCTCTGAGACTTTCCGGTCGCGCTCCATTGCGACGAGGATCGACTCGATCTTGAGCTGCATTGCATGCTGGCTGCGAAGTGCGTCATCAATGGACGCCTGGCCTCGCAATAAGATCCAGCAAAACAAAGCCGCCAGCGGAGCACCGATCCACTGCGCAACCCGCACCGCGGTTTGCATGCTGTGCTCATGCTGCGCGAGTTTTGTCCGTGCCGCGTTGACCTCAATTGCGATACTGCGCAGGCTCTGCGTGAGCGAATGCACGTCGTCGCCTACCGCCGTGCGGATAGCCTCGGCCACACGGCGCGTCTTGTCGTCAGTGTCGTCGATCATCTGAGCGTCACACAGTTATGGCGGATGGACCACGGCAGACCGTCGCGCAAGAGCGCGGCGTCGCCACCGAATGGGCGCAGCTTAAAATCCTGCCAGCGTAGGCTGGGGTCTTCGACCAGGCAGCCGCGCACGCGGTCGAAGCGGTAGCCGGTGCCCTCTTTGAACCAGACGCACCCGGCATATGGATGCACGAGCAAAGCGGCGATGACCTTCCACGCCGTGCGGCCCCGCCGCTCGAACCCGACGAACACACCATCTGTCGAGTACGGCACTCCGGGCAACCTAGACCGACGAGCCGAGCCGACAATAAACAGCAGCAGCAACGCGCCGCACGCTAGAGCAACAACGGTGCCGACCGGCCAGCCGGTGAGGGCGTCGCAGGTGTCCTGAGTTAACCGGAGGCTTGCGCCGGTGATGCCGTGCATCGTTTGGCACACCGCGACCTGACTCGATTCAACGGCGCCGACTGCAACCACTACAAGCGCGGCGGCGCGCGCTGAAACGCTTAGAGACGGCTGGAGAAGTAGGCCGGCAATCACCGCGTAAAGCAGTACCCGCTCGACTCCACTCAGTGCAGCGTCAGCAACGCGCGGAGACCAGCTCCAATCGGCAAACATGTAGTAGCCGTGATGACCAGCCAAAACGGCCAGCAGCAGCACGGCCGCAGCCGCGTATGCGCGCATTAGTTGGCGCCAGCCGGAGGCGGGGGCGGCGGGTCGTCTTGCACTGGTCCGCCGCCGCGCAAGGGGCGTAGAGCGTACTTGGGCGCCACGAAAGACAGCGACTCCGGGGCGTAGGGATCAAGCCGATTAGCAACCCGGCGCAGAATGCTGGCAATGCGCATGCGGATGCGAGTCATCATGTTTGGTCTCCGTCTATGCCTGATCGGCGGTTGCTCGAACGATGTTAGTGCCGTCCGAAAATATGATAGCGCGGCGCGCGTTCGCCACCGTGATGCCGGTGCCGGTTGCTCCGATAAATCTCAGAGACTGCGCTCCGGTGGTCTCATTACTGACCGTCCAGATTTGAGGGGCCAGCGGGACGATCACGTCTCGCGTAGTGGTCAGGCTGACCGCGCTGGTAAACCTCAACACCTGATTGCGCGCCTCGGCTGCGGTGAGCGTGATATTCGCGTCCGCGGTCATGCTGCGGCTGAGCAACCCAGCTACATGCAGCGGCTGCACCCAGGCCCGCCGGTCCGTGTAACTCGTCACAGCGACCGCGCTTGTCACCACTTCATAGAGTGGGATTCTGCCTGCCGTGAATCCGGCGGTGTTGCTCGATACCGACCCCGCCCTGGTTGCCTCGACAAAATTCGTGGCGCTGGCAGTTAGGGCAAGCGACGAATTATTGATTGCCGTCAGCACTCCGTCGACCAGCATTTCGCCGCCATAAAAGCCCCAGGTCAGCAGACCTGTCGTAGAGACTCGACGGCCGAATAGGATAGACGGGCTTGATGCGTCAAAGTAGCCATTGGCCGTGACTTCCTTTTGACTTTGTCCCTCTACGATAAAGTCGGGGACGCCGCTTGATCCACTTGAGTCAGCCATTAGTAATCAATCCGCAGGTTGTCGAAGAAAACGCTAGTCGCGAGAGTGGAGTACAAGGCGAACTGACCAGCGCCGGTGAAATTGATGTCAGTAACAGAGATGCGCTGAATTCCGTTGATTAAAACTCTATGCAGGGTTCCGCTGACCTCAATGCGCATACGGAATGTGCCAACCGTTGGGCCAGTAATCAAAATTGAAGCCAGATCGTTTTCTGTGCCGCCCGAAGTATTGTTGACGCCTCTTTTTAGATCAAGCCGAATACCACCAGTGTCCGGAATGAACATGGCTGCATACGCATACGAGCCAAAACTACTAGACCATGCAGTTGTCCTGTAAATCACCCCTTGCCACCCAGCTCCGGTTTGATTTGTGCAGTCCACCTCTAGCGCAAAATCCGCGGCGCCCAAGGCCGTGTCCAGTCGGCTCCAGCCTCGACCAAATGATCCAGCATTAAGCGCATAACGCAGACTATTAATTGAATGAGTAGGCGGTCCATTTCCAAATAGGGTATGACCAGCTAACGAGCTGTCGTTCCAATCGCGAGTGAAGGGCAAAAGCGAAGCGCTGATTACGGCGTCTGCAATTTCCCCTCGCCCGTACCTACTGGACTTCTGCCATACTTTTAGGCGTACCGTCTGCCACGGAAAACTGGTCGTTGCGATTTGCGTTTCGATGGGGATCTCCCATGACCGCCGCCCAATCAAATCGGGCAGGTAGAAAATCCGAATGTCTCCGTTGGCAGTTGTTACCTCCACGTCGTAGACCTCTTTGTCCTCGTCGAGCGGAACGTCCCTCCCATCCTCCCACGCGGCGTTTATCCTTGCCCTTCGCGTCCATCGGATCACGTAGACATTATTCTCCCCGCGGACAGCCGAGAGAAAAACAGGACTTAGAGGCCGCAGCGCCCGGGCTTCATGTCTGACCGTCTGGTAGTACGATGCATCTCGACGGCCGCCTAAAGTGTTTGCTGCGTATATCCATTGTCCGCGGTCATCAATCGCATCAACTTGTATGCGCCTAACGGTCTGAGGCGTGAGCAATACAAAGCGCTCGCCCTCTAAATGCGCGGTCGCCACGTCATTCGTGGCACGCCTTGCTCTAAGCAACCCTTTAAGACGATACGTTGTGCCGCTGATTAAAGTCGCGTCCCGGAATTGGACAACCTCGTCTCCAATGCAGGCAACGTTTGCGCCGTTCAGCACGGCAATTTCAGTCACGCTCGATAAAGTGCCACTCAACAACTCTACGTCGAATTGGCTATTCATATCCCACACATTGGGACCGGACCAATTTGGGAAAGGCGTAACTATTCGGCCAATAGTGCCGCTTGTGTATATGCTTAGCTGATAGTCCCACGCCGGCCAGTTAGCCGGTCTGCGTTCGATGGCCGCGCCGTTCCATCTGCCGCCCACAAATGCAAAGACCGCAGCGTATACACCTCCGTCATCATCTTCTGCCCTCAGTGCCGGCAGGTTCATAACTTCGAGGTGGGTCATCGCCGGAATGGTAATGCCGACCCCGGGAGGCGTTAGACCCGGAGTGGCAGTTGCCGAGTACACGACCCCGGAATGGTCGACCGCCTCGAAATTGACTAGAGGTCCGGACTCCGACTTGCGAACAATGCGGACACTAAAATTAGCGGCAGGCGTAACTAGCGAAACAATGTCGCCCGGCTCGAGGTGCGACCATTTACGAGTTGTCGAAAACTTGCGCTGGTTGCGAGCGACCCACGCTTCGGTCAACAGTATTTGAGCGGCATCGGCTGCGCGCTGATCGGTCAGGGCAACAGGGATATCCAATTCGATCACCTGCTCGCTGCCGGTGGTCATCCGCCTAGCGCTTTGTGCGCTCACCTGATAGTCGGCCCCTGTGCTTCTATAGCGCAGAGTGAGACGCGCAGGCAGGTCAGTTTCTTGGGAGCGAGAACTTTCGATCAGATCAACCGTATCGTCCGTGGCCGATGCCCCGAGATCGTCTGCCGTGATGGTCGCAACAGTGCTCCCGTTGCGTTGTGAAAATCTCAGCTTGGCGTCTGACTCAACACCGAAAAACGGATACACCCTTGACAGGGCTTCAATTGCCGACCGGGCCGTTTGAGATTGAGACAGGCCATATCCGACAACGGGGTCTGTGAGAGTGGCTGTATCCAATTGACCAGCCGTCAAGCCAGCCCTTTGCGCCAGCGCAGAAACCACACCGCCCACAGTCCTAGTGGTCGATGGCCCGCCGCTTAAACGGCTGTAGATGTAGATATGTCGCTTAGCCGGCGGTGAACTATTTGAGGTGTCACCTGTAATACAACACAACCCGCGATCCGCATAAATTGAAATGTAGTCAGCATCGAAACTGGCCGGCAGAGACGGGCGGTTAGGCGGTTCGCTAGAGTAAAAAAGCATGTGCCGGCGTAAAACATTGTCCCTGCCTATTTTGTAAACGCCTACGCCAGTATCCTCCCCATAAGCTGAAGGTGTGCACCATATATGCTCTAAGTCGCTTTCCATCATTGCGACTTCTTTACGGCCAGACCTTTGAGTTACCGGAGACAATCCAAATGCGACGCGATCTTCGCCGTTTAAAAAACTTGTCGTCCCGCTTTTAACAACATCAATAGAAATGCCGTTGTAACGAAACAAAAAAAACTCTGTTGCAGGCCCATTCGCAATGGTACTGGTCAATACAACGTAATGGGCAAAATCAACACAAGCGATTAAAGCGACGATTAGTTTTCCTTCAATCGGCGTGCCGACTATCAATTTTTTATCGTTGTCGTTTTCCCAGCCAGTCAAATACAACTCTGGCCTTTCTGGGTCGTTTGCATTCCAGTTTAGATTCCCGGTTTCTCCAAGGCGCCATACGCCAAAATCAAACTCCTGGTAAAACGAAGGGAGGTATATGTCTGCACTTGTTAGGTGCGATGACCCAATGTAGTTTCCCGTATAGTCGTAAAGCCAAACCGGAGGGGCTATCAATTTGTTGAGAGTCCTGGGCTGTTCAGCAATACGAATAACTCCGTTAGAAAATCCGCATATAACAGTTTGTGGAATCGCCTTTGAGATCGGCGAGTTAAATTCCGTCGAAAGCACTCGGAAACCCGGAGCGATACTGCCGCTTTCGACTACCTCAAATGTTAAATTGGGTATGCGGTTGCCAAAATCCGCCAGCTCAAGGTCGCGGAAAACCACATACGCTAAGCCTCTGTATGCTGGCACGTTGCCAACGCCGAGAGCCGTCTCGATTGTCGGGTCGGGGAGTTGAGTGTTGGAGCCGACATAGACTGTCATAGACTCGCCGACTCGAATACTCCCGGTGATTGCCTCGGCGTCTGCCGTCTCGCTCACGTCGTAGACGAGGCGAGAGTCTGCCCAAATTCGGAGCACCCCAGAGATTGGACCTTCGCACAGGCCCACGGCAAAGCTTGCGCGGTATGAGTACTCAACCGCTGTTTGACTAGGGCCGCCTTTACCCCCGGCGTCCCGTTCGGTTCGGGTTTCGATTAGATCGGTTGACCATATGATGTTGCCGGCCAGCCTCCACGATCCATAAACGACGGGGATCGTCAAACCGAGCGTGCTTGACTGGACCGACAGCTCACTAAGCCGTGGCCCTTGGGAGACAATCTCTTCCGGGAACAACCACCACCCGGCAGCATTGCCGATGGCGGAACCAATGGCCGCGCCGAACGGGCCGCCCAATGCAGCGCCGGCCGCCTGACCGATTAGAGTCAGTCCAGTCCGTGCGATTGAATCACTCACCTGCAACCCCGGGCAAAGAGAACGCTGCGACGATCCTCGAGCGCCACGTGTCGTCTAGTTGATGCTCAACTACCGCACGCGCGGGAGCGCTTGCGTGAATGACCGAAAAGCCGCCGTACAGATACGGGGCAACAAACGCTAGGTGAGTTGGGTTTTGATCGAACCGCATCACGGCAACATCGCCAGCATCTAGGTCGGAAATATTGATGCGGGTCATGTAACGGGTACAAAGATCAATCATTGACCGGCCATCGGCCTGACGATCATACGGCGGGAGAGTGATGGACGCAATGAGTCCGACCTCTTTTGCCACCCCCGCGATTAAACCCACACAATCACAAGCCGCCCCCTTGACACTGGCTTGATGCTGCCAGCGCGTGCCAATCCAGCCGCGGGCAGCTTGCACAATGTCACCCCGGCTCGCCATTACGTGCCACCGTAACGTAAGGTCTTATCGACCCCCGGGACGTGAGGGAAGCCCCGGAAGTTAACGAGGTTGTTGAACTTGACTTTACAATGGTCCGTCGTTTTGTTGCAGCCCTGGACGACCGAGAATTGATCGCCGATCAAAACGTTAGACGGCATGGGCAAAAACAACGTGACGCCGCCAGAGCCCGTATTTGATCGGACCTCCATTTGACGCCCGGCGTTTTGCCCCGAGGTCCACGTCAAACGACCTCCAGCATAAACATCTACCGCACCGACGAGGGCAGACGCAACAAACTGCCGGTTATCAGTGACCGACGTGACAGTCCCTGTCCCGGTTACTCCGGCCAGATTGACGCCGCACCTAGAGTCACCCAAGTCCGCAACACGCGTCGGTAAATAGGTCCGGGTGATGGTCCGCTGTAGCGCGTTCATCAACCCCCTAACCTCGACCTGCCACGAGCCCTTTGATCGAGAGACCTCGCCGAATTGCCCAACGCGCAGGACCATCTCGCCCTGGGTCAGGTCAGAAACATTAACGTGAGACACCCGCACCTGGGCGCCATCCCACAAGCCCGCCTCTAGGTCGGCCTCGGTGATATCTGGCCCGCTCAACAGTCCGAGCACGTCAAGGTTATCCGTTGCCAGGTCGGAGGTGGATTCAACCGCTGACGCGCTGGCACCGGTTGCGGCTTTGTAAAGCACGCCGCTATACGAGATATCAATATCCGAGTCGGTGAATCCGAATACCTGTTGATCTCTGCGAGTGACGCGGACTATGGTCCTGATCGTCGTGACCGGCTGTGCGATATGACTAAGTAGACCAGCAGAAATGCTCTTCACGTGCGCAGCTCGATCAAATTGGTCTGCCAACTGTAGAGCAGTTCATTTTGAGTGCGGTCGATAATTTGTATGCGCGCTTCGTCGGATTCAAAGCGGACCGGGACGTCGAACTCACCAGACCACGTAAGGGCGTCTGTCGGCTGAGGGAAAAATCTAGCCGTCCCTCCAGTGGCAGTGAGTCCAGTGGTTGAGGTGCTAATCGTAATGTTAGCCCCACCCACACCGGTCACCGCATGGCTGCGCCCGTTCAGAATGGTTGCAGCGGTGCCGGTCACACCCTCAATCCATATGCGGCCGCCAACGGCAAGATTAGGCGCAAAGGCGGTTGCCAGCGTCATGGCGTGCGATGCGCCTACGGTGTGCGTATTGATTACGCGATTCTGGTCATTGACAAACGTGATCACGCCAGTCGTAGTGTCAATTGAGATATTGCCGTTCGCCGAGCCAACTGTGACCGGCGATCCGTTGCGCAAAACAATAACTGTCCCGGAGACCGGCTTGCGAATTCGGCGAGCCTCCGCAAACGTGCCGGACCCATAACGACGCATGAGCTGGTAGGTTGCTACGCCGTCACCTGTTCCAAGCGTGCCCTGGTCAATTGTGCCCAGGAACGGTTGCAAAACGCCAGCGGTCGATGCAACTCGATAATCAGACCAATCACGGAACCTGAACCCATAAGCCGCGCCGCGCATCATGCGAAAAAATGCGAGCAGCTCATCCTTTTGCGCTTCGGTTCTTGGGCTGTGGCTAATGTCGTATC